TACCAGAGTGCCGTCTGCGTAAAACTTCATTGTCATAGGGTAGGCTTCAGCTTCTAACTGAGCACAGGCGAACCCCATATCCATAGGCATGGTGAACTTCTTAGAGCGCCATATGTAAGACTTTGCCGCGCCGTCCTGCCAAACCTTTAAGGACTTATCAGCAAAGGTGAGAAACAGTTTGTCACGCTGGATGTCTTGGAAACCCGCAGTCGCGTACATATCGTGGAGGATAAACTGACGACTGGTTATGTCGAAGATAAACCCGCCCTGCGTCGTGGCGTTATCGAAAAACGCGATGTACTGATTGTCTTGCTGGTACGCGTGGATGGTTTCGGGTTTAAAGTATGCCTGCCACTGCTTAAAGCTGAAGTACTGGTCGGTGATAATCTTAGAGCCGCCGGGGGATAGAAGCATCAAACCGTCAGGAGCCGCGTATATTACACCGCCTCCGAAACTAACAATACTTTCTTTAGCCACGCACGCTTGCTCAAGGTCTGACTTAACAACTGCCATGACACTAGGGTGAGAACCCTGAACGAAATATGGGTTGCCTGTAGTGAGAACCGCCAGTGTGGTATCCATACGCCCTAACCCCACGATAGGGTAATCGACTGTCAGGATATAATTTTCAGGCCACGCGTGGGGTCGGTAGGGTTCGCAGAAGTATAGGTCTCTACCTACGAAACCAGCCATCATACCGTTGGGTAAATTGATAAGACCTTGGAGCGCAGCTGGAGGTTCAGCCCAGTAAAGGGATGGTATCTCTTCCGCTAGATCATCAGGGTCAACATTATCTGCAAAGCTGTTATCAGCCACGGGTATCTCGGCAACCAATAAGAACACGCCCGAAGTCGAGCGGTATATACGTCTGTGGGTAACAATGTAACCAGAGCCGGGAACAGCCGCGAAGTTACTTAAAGTAACAGTCTGGGTTGTTCGCACGTCAACAGACGTCGACGCTGGCGCAGGTGCGGATTCAATCTCGCGTCCTGCTTCTTTGTTTATAAAAGTGTATGTATAGACCCGTGATTCCACAGTTTCTGTGTCATCTACGGCACCGGTAACAACGGCTGATGCAGCTGTCGGGGGCGATGGTAGTCCTAGAGGTCGGGAAGCCGCAGGGTAGTTGGTGCCTGACAGTGCGATACCGGAATGCGTGGCTTTAGGTGCGCCGTCTCCGGTAAAGAATGTCCACTCGGATGTATCTCCTGCGATCTGACTGCGGCAAACATCTACTTCGGCAGGCCAGTGAAACCAGTGCTGAGTATCAGAAATGTTATCCTGACCGTACCGATAGATAGTTTTGATAGTACCTGTTTTCTCTAAGGTAAGGAGTGAGCTACCCATATCGAGTATAGGCTGAATGCTGCCAGCGAACACAGGGCAGTTGAGCGCGGTCTGCGCTTGGTTATCTTTCAAGTAGCGCGGTGGTATCTTAGGCGCTATGCCCCCAAAAGATTTTATTGCAACAACTGCCATGTGCTAACTCCTAAACTTGTTACGCAGTCATAGCAGCGTAGGTTTTTGGACCCACAATGCCATCGGGCGTAAGATTATTTTTGCCTTGCCAAGCGACCACGGCGTTCTGGGTCATCTTCCCAAATATTCCGTCCGCATCTTGGCCTAGCGCTTCTTGGACGCGCTTCACCTCCTCACCACGTGACCCTACCTTTAGTAAGACCGGCGCAGCCTTGGGTTCGTATGTTCCCCCGAGAACTTCCAGCGCCTTGTGGAAATGGTGTTCGCGGTCTTCAAGACCTATGTAACCACCGTTAATCCGCTTAGTTGCTCCACGAATGTCCTGTTGATCTGCATACGTGTTAACATTATTACACGCCCAGAACCAACAAGCACTTTCAAGTGCGCCCGTCTTTGTCTGTAGATACTCTAGCGTGTCGTCTAGGGTTTTTCCAATGCTTGATGCGAAGGCAGAGTGATTATTTTTGCCGGTGAGCTGGATGACTCCAAATCCTCGGTGTTTCCAGCCGTCTCCGGACTCAGTATCGCCGTTACCCATGCGATTAGCATAGACGACATTAGCAATGCGCTCAGGTTGACGATGGTAATCATCAGCGTTCCTACCCGCATTTTTGAAGTATTTCGCGAATACTGCATCTAACCCTTTCGCACTGTAGTTAAGGTTTTCTTCCAGCACATCAAAGTTACGACTTTCATGGCCGCACTGAGCGAAGAACATCGCCACTCGATCAGACGTGTTGATGTCATACTTGGGCAGTAAGTCTTGCACCGGCTGGAGCCACTCGGCCCACTCTTTGTTGCCATGGAGCAAGTGCTCAAGTTGTTGTTCAGTTACGTTCATGGGTTACTCCTGTTTCTGAGATGCGCCAAAGTAAAAGCTAATTACCGCGCTCACTAATCCGCCCATGTAACCAAGGACGAGGTTGATAAGTTCCATAGAGTTTTGCTCTGGCGGCATGACTGTCACCATGGCAATGTACCCGCAGAAGAAGACAACCATGATTAGACCAATCAACTTTGCTGTCCAATCTTTCGCAAAATGTTTACGGGCGTCCTGTTTATCCTGAGTTTCAAGAGCGAACAGGTCTACGTCGAGTTCTTTCATCTTGGATTCGAACTCCAGCTCGGACGCCTTAATCTTGGCGAGGTCTTCTGGAGTTGCGTGCTTAACTGCTTTTTCAATTGCTTTGGGGTTGTTCTCACAACCTAGTGCGTCCGCAATCATGGACGCTGCTGCACCACCCAGTGGACCGCCAAGAGCAGTTCCTAGGGTCGGGGCGACTGCGCCTACTACACCTTTAATAATATCAAACATCCCTTTTACTCCTTCGTAGCTTGGTAAGCGTTAGCACCGAAGAAGGCACCCAAGATCAAACTGGTAGCTGGGAAATAGATCGTGGCCATTGACCCAAGGATCGCAGAGGCATCTTCTAGTCCTAGTAAACTAGCTATAATGACGAAGAACGGGTATCCCAACATGCCGCCGAGAACCCACCAAATCATCTTCCTAGATTGATCGCGTTGGGCGTTATCATCCTCAATGCGCATACGGCGGTCAGCAAGCATCATCTCCCGCTCTTCAGGATCGAGCTTGCCGTTGCCGTTCATATCGTACTCTTCAGCACTCACTTCTTTTTGCCCATACAGCGTTTTGCTTTCTTACACTTCGCGGGGTGCGGACAACCTTTGCATGTTTTGAAAGGTGCCTTCTTAGCCTTTGATTTCGTTGCATATGCCATGGTTATTTCCTCTTCGCTGTTTTAGCTGCTTGTTTAAAATTAGCTTTTGTGGGAGCGCCCTTAGTGCCGGGTTTGCGCATAGTCTCTTTAGAGCCAGCGGCTATCCGTTTCTTCTTGGCGTGGATGTTCGCGTATAAACCTTGTTTAGCCATTACCATTTCACCTTATCTGCCCAGTAAGCTGCCGACATTTTGCCTTTAGCTATGTTTTTACCGTGACGCGCCTTAAAGCTGGCCCGCTTCTGTTTCATCTTATCGCCTTCACCGGCCTTGGGTTTTCCAGCGGTAGATGCGCCCTGCTCACCGAAACGGATCGTCTTGACCGTGCTGCCTTCTTTAGCGACGACGACGTGAGACTTCTTCGGGTGGCTCGGCGTTCGTTTAGGTTTGTTAAAACCAGCGACCCCTGCACGGGCTAGTCTTGGGTCTTTCTTACTCTCTGCCATTCTTCCTCCTAGTCAGCTAACGGGTTGTCTAGCGCCCGCTGTAATTTAGCGTTTATACGATCCTCAAGTGCCTTCATGTCAGCAGATTGGGACGTGCGAAGTTGCTCACGTTTGTTCTCAAACCGCGCCTCGGCGTCGTCGATCATCGTACGGACTTTCTCTTCCGTGCTTCTAACTGTATCCTCCACGCGGTCCGTCTGTTGTTCTATGCGCAGTATGTCGTCTTTTAGACCGTTCTTTATGTCTCTGGAGTATTCCACAGCCTCTTCAACTTTCTCGGCCATGCCGGACACCTTAGCGTCCATAATATCCATAGCCTGCTGATACTCACCTAGATCAAGGTTTGCCACGGCTTCAACCTTTTGGTACATGAGGAAACCGCCGTAGAGAGTACCGACCATAGAGCTAATAAAAGCCAGAGCGAGACTAAGCTGAGCGAAAGTAAACCGCAGGCCAAAAGCACGCATACGTTTGTCAGGAACGCTTTCAATTCTATCAAGGGCTTCACCTAAATCTCTATCTGCCATCTTAGTTCTCGAAATCTGCCTCTTCTTGGAGCGCCCGTAGACCCTCTAACTCTTTCTGCAACTTGCGAATTTCTAAACGACGCTGCTGCAACTCAAGTTGGTAAAGAGTATTGCAGTTAATGCGCTCCCTTGGCTTATCCAAAGGAATTACAATTCTTGCGTAAACACCGACATCGTGTGATGCCCCCGGCCTCCCGTTAAACTCGTCGTACTGGTTCCCAACATTGTTGAGCACTCCGGTAACGCCGAACTCTAAGTTCGTGCCGCCACCGATGGCGTTCTTGCAGTCCAAGTTGCCAGCGCGAAACGAGTCTGATTGATAGCTGGTTGGCCCGCTCGGTAACTGTAGATTAAGCGAACTGTTGTCCGCCCACACCGGCGAAGCAATGCAGAGCGCCAGTGCAACCTGTTTCCTCATGGCAACGCGCCGTCCGTACGGGAGCATATCTTCGACGAGACAATAGCTCGGGCTGAACTATCCGTGCGCAGTTTAGACAGTGAGCATATAAACGTAGCTCTCTTCTTGTCTTCTTGGCGTACAAACACCTCAAAAGTCTTAGAAGAGCCGTGAGGCACTCTGAGTATTTTGGCGGTTGCAGCGAAAGGAACAGGGTTCCACTCGTCGTCGAACACACCTATCTCAAAATAATCCACGTCTTTGCGTGAGTTAAACATAGTCATCTTTGCCGATACCAGTCCGTCTACGTAAGACGGGACCAGTGGTGGGTACGTCGGCGTCATCTCGTGCGCCGAAACCTTACCCGCTAAAAACAAAGCTGCTATGAAGAACAACTTAATCATTGAGCTATACACTCAGCTTGCACAATAGCGCGGTAAGTCCCGCCCGGAAATGCGCGGCCAAAACCATACGTTGCTACGGAATCAACTTTAAACCACGTAGAGCCTGCGATGGTTAGATCGAACTCAGATGTGGTGTCATACGTTACTTTCGCAGCATCGTAAGCAGACATTCCTGCGTCTGACACTTCGCCGACAGTTGTCGTCCCTGTCCAGTTTACAACGTCGCTGAGGCTTGGACTTGTTGAGAACGTCGACGGCGTTGTAATACGCGCCAAGTAGTAATTAGCAATCGCAACGTCGAACCTGATCGTGGGTTCTACGCCACCGTCCACGCTTTTAGTGCTCAGCTTATCTGGTGCAGGGTTCCCGTACACGCCGTTAATATCGGTGTTAATGATACACTTTGACTGTACGTTGCCCTCGATTAACGCCTCTTCAGCGTTAGCAGCGAGCGGTATACATAATGCGGTTAGGATTAGGGTATATTTAACCATGGCTGTCCTCTCTTAGAACTTGAGTTTCTTGTACTGCTCGTCGACCATTTCTTCGTGCAGTAGTTGTTGAGCTAGTCCATTACGGAGTCCACGGGGATTGTCAGGCAGGTCGGAGTCTCTAAGGTCTGTGGTCTCTTTATAAACTCCTCCGTTTATAGACGTAGCATAATATGAATACATGTTAACAGATGTATTCATAGCGGATAATATTCTGTCTTGCGAGATACTGTTAGCAAGGGTCAACGCGTTCTGCGTTGCAGCCAAACCTTTCTCAAATTTGTCTTTACTGGCTTTCAGCTCTTCCTGCTCAATTGTCTCGTCTTCCTCCTCTTCCTCGTACAGTGAGGAGTCCGTGGCTTCTAGCGCCCCTAGGACTGCATCGTCGTCCATAGGATCGTACGCTTCCACTATGTTTTCCGCGCTCAGGAAGGTAGTTGGGTCAACGTAACCGGGACATATGGGGTTGGACTGAGGATTGAAGCACTCATCTATCTGGTAAGTATAAACCAGTGAAGCGTTAGCCACTTGGCCCTCGCCTTCTACTTCAATGGAACCATCTCCCCAACGACTTATGGGAATGTTGTTAACCGAAACGAGTTTGTTAATTGTATTGCCGGGAAGCCCTGTCCAGTCGTCAGTCTCGCGGAAGATATAACCATCGCCGGTTGCGTCTTCGTTCTGCAAGTGGACTAACATGCGATCAGCTGGGTTTTTAATTGTGGTGTAGCGATAGATCACTCCGTTGATGGAGAGACCCGGAGACGAAGGCACAAGGGTGCCCATGCTCCAAGAGAAGCCGTTTACTACAGCGTTGCCCGTCGTCCCATATGTGAAAGGATCACAGTAGGAGTAGCAGGGCCAACACGCTAAGAACGCCACCAGCACCCATGAGGGTTTTTGTGTCGTCATCGAGCACCTCCTTAGTTTCCGCTCCCGGTTGTCTTTCGGGGTCGGCTTCCCATGCGGCCTTGGCAGTTGCGCCAATCAGACCTTCATATGGGCAAGGAGTTCCGGCATCCATCATAGCGTCAAACACACGTTTGTCCTGACACATAACAGACACAGCAGCGACTTTCATGCCCATGTCGTATAGAGTTTTTGCATTCTTTAACTTTTCGCAGTTCATGTCTCTGACGGTAGAACCCATCGAAAGACCGAGAATTTGAGTTTGGACAGCCCCTGCGACACCAATGGTACACAGGTCTGAGTTTACACCGCCGTTAAACTGGGGTGCGATAGCAGAGGGTGGCGGAGAGTTGACGTTGGTTGTCACTTCTCCTGTGGTGTTAACATTACTATTAGACGTGCTATCTGTGTAGATAACATCATCACCTTCTTCCTGCGCGAACGCAGTGCCTGTGAGAAGTAAAAGAGTACAAGCCAGAAGTAAGCGTTTCATTTTCTTAACTCCACCAATCGGTCGAGCTTCTCGTCCAACCGTTCAAGGCGGTCGAGAACACGGTTAATGTCGGCGTGTACTTCTGTCTTTGTGACGTACTCTTTTGCCATCTCCTCACGTGTGCGGTTGACAAGGATTTGGATACGCTGAAGCTCAGCAACATAGTTGCGTAGGATAAATCCTATGATGCCGATTAATGCGGTAAGCCCGCCACTCCAAAGCATGTCCATTTCCATCCGTCACTATTCCGCTGCTACTACTTCTTCGTTAAGTGAATCCCCTAACAGCTTGATAAAGGCTTCTCTGCCAACCGTCAGTTGATCTACGTTAAAACGAGCACTCGATAGTTTGCGCTCAAGGTCTTGTAAGTGGTTAACCATCGTCACTTGCACGGCGGTCAGGTCTTCGATGTTATGTGTTTGGTCGTTAACAGTAATGGTTTTCTTTTCGTCTTTAGCCATTATGCTTTCTCCTTTAGTTAAGTTTTATTCAGCAGCCCAAGGGGTGCCATCGGCTTCAGCAGTTTTACGTGCCACTTGAGCTTCTACTTTACCGGTGCGGTTTGCGGCTATACGAGCTTTTGCTTCGTCAGCAGTTTATTCACCTTCGATCAAACTATCATAAACCCAACCTAAAACGGTTGTTTCAGTAAGATCGTCATACGCTACGAAACCATCAGCAGAAGCATCTGGCTCAAGGCGCAGTTTTCCGCCTTCAGTAGCAGTACATTCTGTGTGGGTGTCGTCAGCTGCAACGCAGCTCCAGTACACTAATTTTACGCCGCCTGAGGCGACATCTCGTTTCATGTCCTGTATGGACCATGTTGTAGTAATTGCCATGTTTATTTCTCCTTTAAAGACTAGTGGTTAAGGTTTTTCTGGAAATACAGCATCTTCCAGAGAAGAATATGTGTCTGTAATGTCTCTCAAAGCCTGACGGTAATCAGTTTGTTCTTGAGTCATTGTTCTGTCAGCAACCGCCCACCAGTCGGTTTCAACTAATTTTTCATTTCTTAAATTTCGCAAATTGTTTAAAGAAATCTCTGCCTCAGTCGGTGGGGGGTTTGAGGTGTCGATATCACCGACTTTTACCGGTACACCATTT